AACATCAGCAACACCCGACTTAAGCGCATGTTGAACATCACCAAGCGCAAGCAGACCGTCAACGGCAAGCAACAGGCGCAGGTTGAATCCTGTGTATTAGTCTGTGAGGAAAACACCGCACGAATATGCAGCCTAACCCGCGACTTGACTGGACTCACCGAAGTCACCACTGCATGCGTTGGTGGCGGCTCCTTCCCCATTCCCGACATTGACCGTGTGCTTGGGGTTCTTGCTTTGCATGGAGAAAACCTCACTATTTCTTGGGAGGCTGGCAAGTTGCGCTTCAAGTCGGCTGGCAAACAAACCACACTTGATGCTTCTTTTGACGCAAAAGCATTTACTCACAGTCAAGAAAGCATCATGGATTTCATGGTCCGCTCGCAATCTCTCGCAGACAAAATCAACGCCAACATGGGAACATACACCTTAAGCGACGGAACCAAGCAACATTCGTTCTGTGCTTTTTCGGTAAATGTAGCCGACCTTTACGATGCTTGCCGATGCGACACCATCAACGGCCAACGCCTCAACCGCTACACCTTCAAGGTTGATTTGGAAGAAAGTCTTGATATTGAAATCACCGTTGGTGACCCGACGCTCGGACAAACGACCAGCATCATCACCGTTGAGAATCCGGCGGCACAACCGATTCATCCGGACTGTGCTTTCACTTGGGACTTTGACGGTGGCCTTGACGAATTGTTCAAGGGTTTTACCGGCAAAGCAACTTTGAATTTCTTTGACTTCCGTGAACACGGTCAAGGCATCCGTTTTTCCGTTTCCTTCGGCAACGGCGAATGGGCTTGGGCGGCAGGAATATTGAAGTGAACAACATGGGGGTTTGGTCAAGGTTTTGGTCCTAAAGATGCGAAGTCCTCCGACTGACCATAGGGGTTGTGCATTCCCCTTGCATCTTTACCCCGCCTGTTGTTTGAGGTTTTTATTATGACAGAAGCACAGAAGGTTAGGAATGGCACTATGAAGTTATTGAGCGACGAACAGGTTTCCCATCTTTTGGAGCGCATGGGTGACAGACCATCTATGCGTCGGGTGTATCTCAAGTTGGCTTGTCTCGCTGTTCTTCGTTATGACGCTAATGGAAGATATTTGAACGCTTCACAGATAGTGGCTTTAGCGGAAAAGTATTTGCCAAAAACCGTTGGTATGAGCGCACAACAGGTCGGGACTATTCTTGGGACTCTTTGTAGGATGAAAATTGTCAATCGTTCTTACGAAAGACCTCATACCTACTGGTGGAGGGATAAATGATGTGGTATGACTGTAAGTCTTGCGGTAAAAGAAAATACACATCATGGTCAAAAAGGAAGGGGCCGGTGAAGTGCGCTCGCTGTTGCCGCTTGGAAAGGGAGGGTCGTCTTGAGTCGCAGTCCCCGTAAATGCCTTCGTCGCTGCACGGGCTGTGGCGTGGAGAGAATGACATCTATGACTAACCACAAAGTAATGACCGCAGGTGTTAGGCGGCAGTGTGGGATATTTAGGGTGGCTGACCGTTAAGGTATCAATGGTTTTATATTGTATGCAGGTGTGGATATAACATGGTTGAAGTGGTTGACCCTAACAGCGGCGAATGGGTTCGTGTGTGCGATGCACAATTTACGGAATCCGGTTTCCAAAGACACGAAATCAACAGTGGAGACGGGGATGTTCTCGTCGTTGAAATCAAACACTTCATTAAACCGGCTAAACCACTGTATCACCGAAAGGAGTGGTTGGAGGAAGAATATATCGGTAAAAATAGAACGATGGCCGAGATTGCAGGACAATTCGGGATTACACCGATGAGTATTCACCAATGGCTCGTCAAGCATAACATTCCAACAAGAGGCCGTGGACGACGAGCGTGAAACCCTTATAAACCTACACGGTAAGGGTCATTTATGATTGTGGAGCAAGTAGGACGCAACGATGTGTTGGTTCGTTATCGTGATGCCAACAACAACCGACAACAAACGGCAATCAAAGACAGACTTCCCTATCTCTATCTTCGTGATGAAGATGCACAGTTTGTTCACGAGCAGAAGGAGTCGGGCTACACAGGCGTTTTCGGTGAACCTTTGACGAAGGTCACTTGTTATACGACGGACGCTGTTCGCAACATTGCTAAGACCGGTCTTTCATGGGAAGGGAACATCCCGTTCACGAATCAAGTGTTGACGGCTCGTGTGAAGGGTGGCGACAAACCCTTTCCTTCCTACAAACATCGCGTTTGGTATCTTGACGGCGAATGGAAAACAGATAGCGGTCAAATCACGATGCTTACGGTCTATGATAATTTTACCGAAAATCTGTATTCTTGGGCGGTTCTGCCTAATGGTGTTGCGTTGAATGCTGAACAAACAGGCAAGAAAGACTTCCTGTTTGATGCCAACGGAAACAGATATGATTACGATACTCCTGTTCTTCTTTTCAACACGGAAGCCGAATTGCTTACCCACTTCACGGCGTTTATGCGAAAGCAAGACCCCGACATCATCACCGGCTGGTATGTCGCTGGTGCAGACTTGAAGCAAATCGTTGAGCGGTGCAACAAAGTGGGCGTTCGTGCGTCTAACATGTCGCCTCTCAACCGCATTCGCTACGACTTCGGTGATTGGGCGCAACCCATCGTCGGACGGAATGTCATTGACTTGCGCCTCGCTTTCCCTAAGTTGTGGGAGTTGAAGAATGGCAAGTTGCCAAATTACAAATTGGGTGATGTTGCTTGGGAATGTTTAGGGGAAAAGAAAACCGAATTGTCCGACGGACACGACACCTACTACAGCGACCCAATTCTTTACCTTGAATACAACCGACAGGATGTGCGCTTGCTTCCTCGTTTGAACAGACTCGTCAACGCTTTGGAGTATTTTATTGCGGTCCAACATATCTCTCAATGTGAAATCCGTAGCACCCCGTTCATCACGCAGGTCTTTACCTGCCTTGCTTTGGGCGACCCCGATTTCAAGAAACAAATCCCTTCCAAACCAATGTTTGACAAGGTGAATTATGACGGCGCAATCGTCATGGACGGAGAGAAGGGTATTTACCAAAACATCGGTATTTTTGATGTAAAAGCAATGTATCACAGCAACGCTGACCTCCACAATATCTCATGGGACACGCTTTCTCACGGCGGTAAGGACTGTGGGAATGGGACTCGGTTCTCACAGGAGAAGAAGGGGTTGTTGGTGCGACAGATGGACAACATGACGGTTCTCCGTGACCACTACAAGCAACTGATGAAGGATGCTACAACGGACGAAGAACGGGTGCGCTATGACGCCCTGCAATACGCCACGAAGTCTCTCGTCGCATCCATGTATGGCGTTGCTGGCGATTCCAAGTATGGGCTGTATCACCCCGACATCGCCGCCGCAATCACTTTTACCTCAAGACAAACCTTGCTCAAGTTGAAGGAAGTTGCCGAGGACTTAGGACATCCTGTGGTCTATGGACACACCGACTCGGTGATGTGTAGGGTTAGGAATCCCGACGATGGCGAAATCTCGCTCCACGAAATAAACGCTCGGATGCACCCCATCATCGTGCAATTTGAGAAGTGGTCGTCGTCATTCATCCTCATGGAGAAGAACCGCTACGCTGGTCTCGTGTGTTGGACGGACGGGGAAAGCCATCAACCCAAGCGGTATGTGAAGGGTATTGAGTTGAAGCAAAACCGGATGCCTCCCGTGATGAAGGACGCTATGGGTAAAGTCATTGACGGCATCCTCGGCGGTTATCACGAAGAACAAGTCACATCCCCGTTGGTTAAACTGATTGATGAAATAATTGCGGGAAAAACAAACGACATGGATTTGTGTATGAAAGGTAAGTTGGCTAAGAATCTCAACGAATACCGAAGTGTTAGTGGTTCTGCTGCTGGCGCACAGTGGGCCAACAGGACACTCGGAAAGGGTTATCGTGCCAACGATTATTTCCTTGTGGCTATTGACCCCAAGGGACAATACCTCGCCTTTGACGACCCGTCGGAGATTGAGGGTATCGCTGAAATTGGTTATCGCACAATGGTTGAAAGATTTATTGTCAAGAAGGTTTTACCTTATTACGAAGTTGCGAAGTGGGATATTACCCCCCTGTATCGCGCTGTTGAAGGCAAATCACGGATGGCTTGGTTATGAGATTGTTTGAAGGCGACTGTTTGAGTGTGTTGAAGGGACTTCCCGACGACTCGGTGGATAGCATCGTCACCGACCCACCATACGGACTTTCTTTTATGGGAAAGAAATGGGACTACGATGTTCCCTCGGCGGAGATATGGCGTGAATGCCTTCGTGTGTTAAAGCCCGGAGGACACCTACTGGCCTTCGCTGGCTCTCGCACTTATCACCGCCTCGTCATCAATGTTGAGGACGCTGGCTTTGAGATTCGTGACCAAATCATGTGGGTGTATGGGTCGGGCTTCCCGAAGTCGCACAACATAGGCCACAAGGCCGAGGAATGGCAAGGGTGGGGTTCAGCCCTCAAACCCTCCCATGAGCCTATCGTAGTCGCTCGTAAGCCCCTTATTGGCACACTTGTTGCGAATGTGCTTGAACACGGCACAGGCGGCTTGAACATTGACGCTTGCCGAGCAGAAGGCGGTCGCTTCCCCGCTAATTTTATTCACGATGGCTCGGATGAAGTCGTGAGCCTGTTTCCCGAATCCAACGGCGGTGCGGCCCCTGCAAGAACACTTACCCCCGCAGGGCAACACTACGAAGGCGGATGGGGCAACATGACGCGTGAATCACGGATTGAGTATGGCAACGGTTCTGCCGCACGATTCTTTTACTGCGCTAAAGCGAGCAAGTCCGAGCGCAACGCTGGACTTGAAGCGTTTGAAGACAAGAAGTCCCAACACAACGCAGGTGGTATTGGGAGAAAAGTAAGTGTGGAGAAGCGACTTGAGCAGGGCAAGGAGAACGCCCCGATGATGAAGAATATCCATCCTACCGTCAAGCCTGTGGACTTGATGAAATACCTTTGTCGCTTGGTCACGCCACCGGAAGGTGTTGTGCTTGACCCATTCATGGGAAGCGGGACTACGGGCATAGCCGCTAAGATTGAAGGTTTTAATTTTATCGGAATAGAAATGGATAGGGAATATCTCGCCATAGCAGAAGCCCGAATAGGACATTGGGTTGAAGAGGCGGAGGCTACCTACAAGACCCTACACAACTGGCTTTAGTCAAGTTTATATTGTGTGCAGGTATGGAAGGAGTTGAAGGGCCATGAACGGTGTGCGACCACAGAAGAAATTGAGCCAAAACCAACTTACTCAATCGCTGGTTGAGTTGTCGTCTCGCGTTCACGCTTTGTCAATGGCTACTGCCAACGACATGCAACGAACCAACATACTTCTCTTCACTTTGTTGAAGGAGTTGGGTAAGGTTGATGAGGTCAAATGCGAGTCATGTGATGTTATCAATCTCCGACCAATCATGGAAGGTATTGAGGTAAATCCAATGTGTGTTGAATGTGGCGCACGAATTGACCCACTACCCGAAGAAGCGTTCAAGGGTGAGATGTTGGACGACTCAGAGGAATAATTTAAACGACAAAAGTAATGTGGTGTTATCATGCGATTCATTGTAGGTTCAAGCGAAGTCTCCGAAGTTGAAACCGCCGTTAGCGAACACGGTGGTGATTCGGTTTATTGGCTAACCGATAGCACCAATGAGCGAGCGGCCATGGCCGCTGGCCTTCCCCGAAACCACATCCTCTCAATTCAAAATCTCCAAAGCATGAAGAATGCTCTTGAGGTTCTTGGTGAAGGATGGAGCGAATACAGCGCAAAACCAGCCGCCAAGCCAAAAGCCAAGAAATCGGCCAAAAAGGGCGAAGAGTAAGCCTTATAAGCCTTCAAACCTATGGTAAAACATGGGCGAGACTAAGCGCACTTCAACATACGACCCGACTAAGGTCACGAAAGATTTGGTTCTTCGCGTGAGCAAGTCGTCATACAACAACTACGCCATGTGTCCCCGCCAATACTGGTGGAACAAAATCGCCCTGCCCGACATGGACATTCCTTCCAGCGAGGCCGCTATCCGTGGGACAGCCATTCACCAAGTCATGGAGGACGGACTTCGTGAGGTTTCCGAGGATAAGAAGGCAAACATTGTTCACCAAATCAACAGCGATTTGTCCGTTGTTTTTGACCGACACGCTATCGCCCAAGGTGTGCAAACCGAGGCTGGCGTGGACGCCATGCGTGAAATCCTTGAAGCGATTGCCGAGGAATGGGGACACATTGAGATTGTGGAGTTGGAGGATAAGCATGTTCACCCCTA